TCGAAGTTCGTCTAGGCTTAAAAATAAAGTCTCACTATATTATAAAATGTCTGGTGGTATTGCCCAACTCGTAGCCGTCGGAGCTCAGGACGTCCACCTCGTGGGTCAACCCGAGGTCAGTTTCTTCAGGTCCACCTATAAACGTCACACCAATTTTTCCCAAACTGTCGAACGTCAGGTCATTCAAGGCAACGTCTCCAACCATGGCATGTCCACTGTCCGCTTCGAGCGCAAGGGTGACATGCTCAACTATGTTTACCTCGTTCCCAACAATGGTAGTTTAACCCAAGCCGTCGCTGATTGGAGGACCGTAATTTCCAAGGTTGAACTCATGGTGGGGGGTCAAGTTATTGATGAACAAGATTCTACCTATTCTACCCTTATCGCTCCTACTCTCTCCGCGACCTCTTCTTCCAAGTCGGTTGCCGGTGATCTCTACGGTGGCGCTACCAATGAGCGCTTCTACCCTCTCCGATTTGCTTTCTGTGAGAACTGGCAGACTGCTCTCCCACTCATTGCCTTGCAATATCATGATGTTGAGCTCCGGATCACTTGGGGTGCTGACGCGGCCGACCATAAGTGGGATATCTTCGCGAACTATGCGTACCTCGATACCCAGGAGCGTGAGATGTTCGCTGCCGAACCTCTCAACATGCTCATCACCCAGGTACAGAAGGCGGTATCCTCCGGTTCCAAGATGCAGGAGCTGAACTTCAATCACCCCGTCAAGTATCTCACTTCAGCGGACAGCGCTGCTCTTGACATCCTCAACGATGACAATAAGCTCAAGCTCCAAATTAACGGTACCGATGTTGCCGACTTCAAATTTGCGAACCCTAACTACACCTCGGTTCCTCTCTATTACCACACCTCCCATGGTAACTCCACTCCCGCCACTAAGCTCTTCACGTATCCTTTCTGCCTCGAGACTGGTAAGTTGCAGCCCACTGGCACGCTCAACTTTTCTCGTCTTGACTCCGCTCGTATCATCAACGATACTCGGTCGGTCACTAAGGATATTTATGCCGTAAATTACAACATTTTAAGGGTCGAAAATGGTATGGGCGGTCTATTATATTCTAACTAATTAGTAAAAGATGCTTTGGAAAATAGTTTTTCTTCTCTCCATCGTTTTTGTATTGACGTACGATCCTAAATCCAGGACACTTGAAACCTTTGTCGGTCAGCCCACAACGCCAACCACGGAGAAAACATGTGAAAATGCGCATTACGAAGCCGTCCAATTCGCTCAGACGCCATACGAGTGTCCCGCATCCGGTAAAACCAAAATGGGTGCAGTGATGTAGAATACTTAAAAAGAAGATGTTATTTTTATTTATAAATGATTCCGGTTACTAAAGATACTCTATTGATTGTCGCAACTGTCGTATGCGCCGTAGCACTTGTATTTCTTTTTAAAGAGTTGAACAAGACTAAAAAGGATATTGATGGCTTTAGAAATTTTTCAGCCCAGGTCGTCAGACATCTTAGTGCACCCCCCGAGGAACCCGTTGTTCCCGAAACAGAAGTTGAAACCAACGTTGAAACCAAAGAAAGTGAGGTAAAGAAGGAGGAATAAACATATCCACATATTATAACTTGCGAATGCGCAATGAAAAAGTACAAAGCAATCGCAATACCGGTTAGTTTTATAGATGGAAAACCGAGATTTCTCACGGTGAGAGATTGGCGGTTTAAGGATTGGATTTTTGTTACAGGTGGGTGTAGACGACGAGAAATATTTAATCCTTTACGATGTGCTTTACGAGAATTAGAAGAAGAGACGCGGGGTGTTGTTTCTTTAAAAAATGGAGAGTATACAGAGTTTAAATTTATACACAAAGAAAGTCCGACGGTCGATCTTGAATATAATGTCTATATATTTTTTGTCAATTATTCTCGTCCGGAACAACAGACACAAATACGAAAATTTTACGAAGAAAAGCACAAGACACAAATTAAAAAGATGAACAATCAACCCATACGCAAAACGCACGATGAAAACGATTACATGAGTTATGATACTCTCGAAGAGTTCAACTCACGTAAACGATGGAAACTCATTATTGATAACGTCATTAAAAACCCTAAATTTTACGCGTGCATAAGTTCTCATAATAGAAAAACCTTCTCTATTAAATAATGAAGTCGAAGGCTTTCATTTTAAGACAGATAAGTGAACTGTTAGCGAGTAACCGAGGTATGTGTCAAGAAGAGATTCAAGAATGGATTGGAAAAAATGAAGAAAAAACAGTATATGAATTGTTAACCTTTAAAAAGGAACTTTCTAAAACGAAAGAATATCAGGACGTTTCGTGTATGAAATGGTTTAGAGATGATGAACAATAATAATGTATGTTTAAGAATTGGTCGCAGAAATTCAATAATGCTACCAATCTATCACATGTGCTCATGGACGGAGGTAAACTCTCAGTGCCATTTGATAGATTGAATGAATTTTATGATGTGTATATACAGTCTGTAAAATCGGGTGAGAGGATTTACGTTGTTGAGCAAAAGAGTGAGACGTATAACTTTTTTGTTGATATCGATTACAAAGATGTTGAACCATTAGGTATAGATGATATCCGTGAAATATCTAAAACTATATGTGACACGGTAAACTTCCATGGTGCTAAAGAATGTCTCATCTCTGTATCTCCTCCAAAACCTTCTGGTGACATAACGAAAACGGGTATACACCTTAACTGGCCAGAGTTTGTAGTTGATCAAAATTCAGCTATCGCACTTCGTGAACATATTCTCGTGTCTCTATCAAAATTTAATAGCACAATGGATTGGAATGAAATTATAGATTCGTCTGTATACGGTGACGCACGTAGAAAAACAAAGGGAAGTGGTTTCCGAATGCCATGGTCGTATAAACGAGCGAAGCATGACGCATGTGGTGGTAAAGGGTGTGCAAGTTGTGAAAATGGTAGGATTGACCAGTTGGCATATCTTCCAGTGTTTATGTACACGCTTGGTTCTCTCGCGAGAATAAGTCCGGAACCGAGTGTTAAAATCCTAAAAATGTCAGCCGTTCGGACAGATGCACCCAGGACAATAACAGTCGAACCACCTTCTGTATCATTTAGAATCAAAGAATGTTCATTTTCTGATGATCAAACTAATAATGAAATATACGACGAAGAGTTGAAAAATCGTATTGAGACATTTATTAGAAAGAATATGGATGGTCAGGACAATGCATACATCACTAAATTATTCAAAAATAAAGAAACGTATTACGCAGCGACAACTTCTAGATATTGTGAAAATGTAAAAAGAAATCATAGTTCGAATCATGTATGGTTCATCATAAGTGGAAGAGAGATTCTTCAAAAGTGTTTCAGTCGACATGAAACAATTAGGGGACGACGTGATGGATTTTGTGAATACTTTTGTGGTAGAAGACATAAATTAACAAATGACATTATTGATAAACTTTACCCTAAAAAGGAAGTTCTCAGTAAATGTCCTGAAATCAAAAAAATTATAGAAAAACCAGGAATTAAACAAATGGAAATAAAACCAGATTTAGAATATTTTATAAATCATAACATGAAATGTAGTGATGATACACGAATTGTTAATATAAATCATGACAATAAGAACAATTTTATGGTGATGACAACATCTAATTATTGTGAAACTATTTCAGGTATACACGACAATAAGACCATGTCATACAGTATCAATAAAAACAAAATAACACAGAAGTGTCCTCTATGTAAACGAAGTAAGGCTAGAACGCATCTATTACCGTCTAAAATCACCAGTAAGTTATCCCTTAAAGATACTTAAACAAATGTAACATAAAGAACTTAAATGTATAGGACAAGAACTGGGCGTACTATAAAGAAACCAGCTCTTTATGTACCTATAGAAACTGTTTTAGATGATGATTATGCCACGGATGAACATGATGATACTGATTCCGAGTCACTCATTGACACAGAAGACGAATATAAATCAGAAGATGAGAGTGATGGTGAGGACGGCGATGAAAATGGAAACCTTAAAGATTTTGTGGTTGATGATGAAAGTGAAAGTGAGGAAGAATCAAGTTAAAAAAAACAGCAACTATATTAGAAATGGAAACTGACATCGGTAATCCCATTGAGTATAGCCCAAACATGGACCCTTTAATGCAGGCGAAGAATGAAGATAATACTGAAGAGATTGTACAAGACCAACCGTATTATTATCATCCAAGTGAAATGAATTACCCTCCTCCTCCCCCCCAGCAAACCGAAAAACTGGATATATTCGCGAACGTCGAGAAATCTACGTGGATAATCGCATTTGCTGTTTTTCTTTTAGGTTTTTTCATGGGTAAAACTATGCAACCTGTTATCCTCAGATACACCTAATCATTTACTAAGGTCTCTTATACGAGTCGAAAGTTTTGTATCAGTATCCTCGTACATGTCATTATTAACCCCCTTTTGCGGAAATCCACTTAACCAATGGTCTTCTGAAACAGATGCATAAGCAACAAACGTACCGATATCACCATACCTGGGAGGAATGCCATCCCGTCCAAAAAGAATAGGACCCCGTTGAGTA